AAAATATTTACATTTTATTTATTTACTATTATTTACATTTATTTACTTTATTATCTTATATTACTTATATTATAAACTAGTAATTTTTGTTTAATGTTTGTTTTGTTAGCTCGTACAAATAATCAGGCGTTATTTCGAAAGCATATCTTAAATAATTATCAGGTATTCTGACAAACGAAATCTTATTTTTCTTGCAATAGTCTTGAAGTTTATCAACATGAAATTTTCCTACATTACCATGTAAGTACATCTCACGTTGAAACACATTCATCTTATCTTGCAATATCAAATCTTCATCATTATCATCTGAATACCACCTTAACATATTAGTTAATGTTTCCAAATTTAAAGGCCCTACTACCTGTCCAAGCTGATTATGAAAATTGAATTTTCTTTTTAGGAAAACGCAGTCTTCAATTTTCTTTCCTTTTTCTTTGATTTCTCCTTTTTCTCCATCGGTGAAAGTCATACCACATCGTTCATAGTACTCTTTCATAGTAATGGCATTATAGATATCAGTCTCCTTAGTTACTCCATTTAATTTATCATCACCTTGAACAAAATCTACTATGGTTTCCATAAAATCGACAACAGTGGGCTCAATCCTTTTAGGGAGTGAACTCTTGTTTATCTCTGGATCCCCAGCGAAATGCTCATGAGCTATTTTAGTCCAACCGTACTTGCTTTTATGCATACGATAGTACCAGCCAGCTGTATAACAACGATTAATTAAACTATTAAAAAGATTAGTTATCCACATACCTGACAATATACCATGAGTTTTGTACATTTTGACATTTCCGGCTACCACCCAACTTCTTACGGACAAATCTAAAACTCGGGATAGTATCCTCTTATCGAAGTCACTACCCACAAATTTCTTAAGAACTATACTATTCAACAGATCTTGTATTTCAGGTGACACACTAGCATCATACTCACCTATATCTCCATCCCACACTATCTCACATTTCGTCAATCTATCATAAATGGCAGGCCAATCTTCATAAGGATTTATTCCTATAGCTAATTGGTTATGCCATCTATTCTTTTTCAACTTCACAAATAAGTCTCCCATTAATCTTTTCATCTCAAACTGAGTAGTTAGAGAATCTATTCCAAATGTACGAGGCTTATCTACTTTGTGCATTAATCTCAATTCATCCTTCAAAGTATGATGTTGAGTTGTGGTGGATGGATACATAGTCTGAGCTTGTTCACGATATAATCGCAATGACTCTTTTATGTTATCCTTACATACTCCTTCCTCAAAATCAAAATAATTCTTCTTTTCCAAGGGAAAGTCCATTCCTGACACGCTATCCTTATTTATTGATGCTAAATCTTCATTGCCCCTAATAACCATTTCCTCACTAATAGGTGAAAAATTGGGTATTATATGCAATAAAAATTTTTCCATGAAATCTAGTTCCTCTTTAGGAATAGTAGTTACTACTTTATGTACTCTCTTCGCTCGTAACTTCACAGTCTTGGGACCCAAAGCCCGCAAATTTGCGGGACTCTTGGTCTCAGGGTAAAGATCACTCAGTTTAGAGGGTCTCAAGTGGGTCTTAGAAGGTCCATCTGAGACAAGATTAGTTTTAGCTACCATACCACTAAATTGCCCATCTTCCACTTCTTTTAATTCTATTTCATCATAAGAAAATTCAGTTTTCAGAGCTTGTTGAATTTTTGCTAATAATGATTGAGAAAAGATCTTCGCGATGCCCCACTTATCACCGTCTCCGGCTACATGGAACCCCACTATTCCAGCATTCTCATCCACTATCAAAGATCCACAAAAACCTTTTGAAGCCATCTCATAAGTTAAAACATTCCCTGGTTCAACATACCCATATTTTGTTAAATATTTGGGCGTTTCCTGAAAAGGTTTGACTATTCCATCTAAAGCAACAGGGTCACCAGACCAAACAAAGTGCATCTGCTTAGCAGTTACACCCTTATATTTAAGTAGGTGACTCAGATCTTTATACGGAGACTGATTCAAAAGTGGCAACTTCAATACCGCCACATCATGTAGTCTATCCTCCAAAACTATTTCAAATTTACAACAATCAAGAGCTCTACGTTCTTGAATAAAGTCTTCTTGACTGTTGTATAAAATCAATTTTTGTTTTGAATTATATACCACATGAGCAGGCAATAATACAAAAGTACCTGTGACAAAGCAGTGACTAATCTCAAACTCATCCGAATTAGTTAAAATTTTGACGATTTTGACTTGTTTAGCAACTGCTGAGACACAAGTGCCAGCTATACTCTCACTAATCATAAATCCCAAAGGAGTCAACGAAACTCTCTGATTTTTGTGTTTAGCTTTAGAAGTCCACTCATTTAAAATTTGCAAATTTCCATTCTCTTGCTCTTCCTTCTCAGCATTGCTGCCAAATAAGGCCATGGCACCACTATAGATACCATAACAACACAAACCTACTACTGTACTATACAAACAATTACTAATCGATATATTATCTATAATAAAATCCAATAAAATATTTAAATTTTGTTTTATATAAGAAGAAGCTTCTGAAACTATCAAAGTCATAGTTTCAAGAGCTTCCCCATTTAAATTAACGGCATCCTGAAATGGATTTTTGAATTCATCCACCACATCACGACATATCTCAATTTGACTATCAGTCAATTCTATATTTTCTAGAATATCCTTATAGTAATCTTCTAATTTTTCTGTTAAAGCTGTTATCCAACAAGCAATCCTAGTGGTATCTCCTCTCACGCTGTGAGCAAAAGGAATTCCCCCTATTACTTCACGCACCCATTCATTTCTGTATATATCAAACCGATGATACTCGGCATGATTTTCATCAACAAACTTTATTACGTGAGCTCGTCGCCATAACGCTTTAATATCAGAGATTCCATCACTCTTGGTCAAGCCATGTATATCACTGAACTTATTAGTAGTTACTAAAAGGAATTTACTATCAAAATACTTAGTATCCTTCAAATCAAGAGCAGCACATTCCAATGGCATTTTCATTGCTGAAACCATATTTATGACTGTTCTCCATTGAGATAATGATTGTTGTCCAACATCATCCATAACAAATACTTCTTCATTGTTGTATCCATCATAGTGATCCTTACCATCTTCAGTACCCTTGACTATATGAGCATAAGTGCTTCTATTTAACAATTTAATTACTTGTAGAAGCGCCTTTGTTTTCTTAACGCCAGGGGGTCCTTCCAAAACAATAAAGACCGGTTCTTGTCGTGAACAACTCTCATAAGCCTTAGCTCCTTTCACCATTCTTTCAAATGAAGCATACTCTTGTTTAAAGCGCATGTTATTCCTCATTTTATCCACGGTATCTGGATGGTCGTCTAACCTTTTCTTTATGTCGTTAATTTTAATTCGAAATTCCTTACTTATCATAATTCTCTTATCTTTCTCCCACGATGCCAATGCACTTCTGAGTTCATATAAGAGAGTTTGATAAGCTCCAAAACTAAAAACTGTATTTAAAAATTTGGTTACTTTCTCAGGTAGCCAAACCATTTTATTAATTATTGTTAAAAAATAAGTTGAAATTTGTTGTATAAAATCCAAAAATAATCCAGGATGATCTCCAATTTTCTTAGAAGTTAAAAGATTCAAATTCCGAAGAATCTTGAATATCTGATCAGGTAGTCCGATAGCACTTGTTAATAATATCATACTATCTAAACTCTCCGCCGATAAAGAAGGTTCTTTCATTAAATCTTTTGTCCTAATGAAAATTGAATAAATCCTAGCAATAAAACCTAAAAAATAAGAAGGAGTCCAATTATTAAATGTTCCCGCTGAATGCTGCAAAATTAATGATGTAGCATCCAGTAGGAGCGCATTTGTTTGTACACTCGACTCCTGAGTAGCTATTGAATAGCTTATTCGCGCTAATCTAGAACCTGTTTTAAACAAGCCCGAAACAGTTGAGAACAAGCTTTCCCCAGTAAACTCAGGAATACGGCTACCAAACAATTGTCTATAACAATCTATTTCCTTTCTATTTCCATTAATTATTTTAATCTTGAAAATTTTATTTATTACTACTACTGGTCCTACCTGCTCGTTAAACTCTTTCCTCGTCTTCCTTATTATAGTCTTACGTGGAATATCGAAAACAAACAGATTTGACCGGCATTGTTGATTAAGGAGAATCACTCCTCCTTGTCTACTTGTAGGAATTTTTGTTCCTACGACTTTCCGAATTTGTCTAAAACTCGAACTAGTTATTGGGGTTAAGGAACCAATTGATCCTCGAAGAGTAACAGACTCCGACTGCTTTACTGGGATTAAGGAACCAGATGATCCTTGGAGAGAAACAGACTCCAACTGCTTTACTAGGCTTAAGGAACTAGCAGATCCTTGGGAAGAAACAGATCCCAACTGTTGTTTTTTAGTTGTACTATCCATGTGAAACCGCAGAATTAAATAAGTGCAATTGCAAAACAAAGAACTAAAGGCGGGACCACCACCTTAAAATCCAGGCTTATGTTTGAAACAATCTCGCCCTAAATTGTCGGAGTGTACTAACCTACACACTGGCTTTGTAGCTTGTCTTTAACTTATTACACTACTAATAAGCATCACTTAACAAAAGTGCCTTACAAAGGTGTATTATACGCAGTTGATAAATTCGTATAATACAAACTTGTTGACTGATTTAGATTTATTGAAGAAGATGATGAAGCACCATTACCGATTCGTTCGGGAAGGGCATAACTAGTCTTCGAAGGATTCAAAGGTAACCACAACACAGGGGCTACCGTATGATATCCTAACCTAGATTCATCATCCAAACCAACAAAAATATCAAAAGTAGAGGAAACCGCTGACGGCGCTCTACCACTAATAACCAAAAATCCATTATTATTTAAAATCTCCTGTGTACCTTCAAAAGTCTGTACAGTGGTTCCAGTCCATTGCGACGCACCCCACCAATGATACATGGTGGTGTGCGGAATATGGATATCCATAACCGCAGCACTAACTCCAGTAGCTATATCAGCATTCCAAGTCGTTGGCATCTCCATAAATGGAGCTCCAGACAAGGGGCCGGTTATACCCTGTAAGTACGGTGATGAAGTTGAAGATAAGTTACTAGTAACCAATGAAGTAGTACTAGTAGGAGTTGCAGATGACCCTGATACCAAGGTAGGAGGATAATACTGCACAAAATAATTGCTTGTATCAATACTTCTAATTTTGATCCTTATTCCCATATTAAAAGCATAATACATCTTCAATAAAGCTTGATTATTAGGTTCGTTTGTTATACCTCGCGGAAACAAACTAACTAGGTCTGCTATCGGAATAGCGATTTGGAAAACATTCGTTGTGTCGGCTGTTGCTAAATACGTTCTAGTAAATTGCAACCGTCGAGTTAAATCACGTATGTTTTCAACGGGATACATTCTCTCCACTTGTTGTAGAGGGGATGACCTAGAAATATCCCTTTGTGTCAATTTATCTCCATCAGATGGAGAATTCATGACAGGTGCTGAGGATTCTTGAAAACTCTCAGCCTCAAGTATTGTGGGAAAAGGAATAAAAGGTAACCCTGCAGCGTTAGCTACTGTAGAATACCCTGGTTTATATCCATATCCATAATACTTAAATCCTTTCTTACATCTAAGAAACACATTAAACTCCACTGTTGTAGGTGTGGAATCTCCAACCAAAAGAGGTTGTGCGACATAAATGTAATACATACCATGCTGCAAAGCATTGGCATTAGGATCTATAGTATTATACAATACTTGATTTCTGCTTAAAAAATCCAAATCAACAACTAATTGTTGATTCCCAGCGGAAAATTCAAGCAGACTGGTTATTCCCGTTAAAGATGAATTGTAATCGGGAACCGAAGTTAAAATTGTTCTATCTAAACCGTAAATTCTAGACACAAGCAACTTTAAATTCTGTTTATTAGTCATTGTAGACTGGATAACCAGTTCCATGTCTCCTGACCAAGCTTGTGTTGCATAGTATAATCTTTCAATATTACTAGACAAACACTGTCCCTTTCTCATACCTCCTTGCCAGGGAGATATAGGACTAATCCACAATAGCTTTCCCAACGTGTCAGATGTACTGACTTGGAAAGTTCCAAGATATTGTGGTTTTGATAAAATGTAATCCATGTCCATTTCATCAACGTTAGTATGGAATATACTATCTTTAGTCATACGGCAAAATTTAGAATAAGGATCCAATTTTTCAAAATAAGTTGGAGCATCAACTAAATTTGCCCTATTTCTAAGTTGCATATAACTCGGCGCTCCTAAAGCCGGGTTATTTGGATTATGCAACCCTGTATACTGTCTAACAGTACTCCGTAGAGCATCTATAAAATCACTTGAAGTGGTTTTAAGAAACTCACTAGTACGATCAAAAGTATCAGTTACCACGCGACCTATATAACTTTCAGCCAACAAAGTTGGAGCAGCTACATAAGTAGGCGCAGCAGGTGTTTGTGTATAAACTTCCAGTTTTGTAATTTTAATTTGTGTGTGTATGGATATGGTTGTTGAACCATTACCACCCACAGACAAAGGATTCAAAACCATTATCATTAACTGTGCATACGGATTCCTTGACAATAGACCCAAATCTGCGATAGAAGGATCAGTCGCAGTTGTTGCCTCCATTGTCAAATAATCAGTAGGCACATAAAAAGGAATTTCAATACACGAGGAGGTTGCCTCATTAGCACCTAATAGCGCATGAGGCGAAGTCATAAAAGTATTAATTAAATTTTCCAAATTTGCTGTAGTATTAGAAATGCCTTGCGGAACTACTGCAGCCAATAAAGTTCCCTGATGATTCAGGGTTCCCGTAATGGTTACATAAGCGCACGCATGGCATCTAAAATAAGCATAATTTTTCAAAAATGAACGAAAAGAAGGAGTTGCTGAAAAGAAGTCCCACATCAAGTTATATCTAAGTAATTGCTTAAATCTAGCATCAGATGTGGACCAAGTCGTAGTATTAGCTACGACAGGTCTCTCCCACATAGGAGAGACATCAAATAGCATCTCCTTCTTAGAACAGTAGGCCTGAGGAAATTTATCATAAATGAAATCTTCCTCAGCTAAATCTCTAGTTGTAATACTAGATAAATGTTGTTTTGTAATTTGTGTAACAGCGATCATTTTATTCTAACAATTTATGATCATTAAATATTAGAAGATCTTAGCCTATACAATTGAACGTCTATGGCTTGGCCGCTAAAACCAATTATAACCTAATAACGATCAAAGGGATAAAAGAAGAGGGTATTACCC